CCTCGATTTGTCGGTCGACGCCCGTAGTGTCCTCGCCACGAGCGTCGCTGATTCTCGCGTAGACAACGGCTTTGCGTGGAGTCTGCGGCATGGGGTCAAAACTACACTGTCGTAAAGACGACCGTAGGGTTTTGACCCCATTGGTGGTTGGCCGAGGCTTCAGGGTACATCGCGCATGTTCGGGTGATCACCAATTGCGTTCAGTGATCATGGTCAGGCATTCTTGATCACATGAAACCGATCTTCCTACTCGCCGTCCCTGCAGCTGCCCTAATCTTCGCCGGATGCTCCAGTTCGACACCAGTATCGAGCGACCCAAGTGGGGGACCGGCGCAGCCAACCGCACAAGCGTCGCCACCCGACACGACCCCGATGGGTGGGTCTGTGACATTTAGCGACGGGATCGTGCTTGGCACCTCGGCACCCGCTGCATTCAAGGCGTCGAAGTATGCGGCGGCTGAGCCTGGTCGCCAGTTCGTGACGACGATGACGGCGACGAACAATTCGCAGGAGAACTATGTGCCGTCCAGCGACGTGTACACCACTGCGAGCGCTGGAGGTGTCGAGTGCGGGCGCATCTTTGATAGTGAGAAGAAGATTGAGATTGAACCGTCGACGCCGGTGCTGCCAGGCCGGTCTGTGTCGTGGAAGGCGGCGTGGGCATGTGAGGCGCCAGCGGGTGCTGAGCTTGTACTGGCGGCAAAGTCGAACGTTCTTGGCGACAGTGCCGTCTTCGTTGGCACGCTGCCCTAGATCGACTTACGGCAGGAATCTCCGAGCGATTCCCCACACGCCGTCGAACACGGCACCACCAACGAGCTTCGCGACGTCAATGACGACGAGCCGTGATTCTTCGAACGGTCGGTGCTCCGGGTGTGCGAAGAATCGGATGCAGGGCTTCACGAGACGACCTTGCAGCCACCGCGCTTACAGATCGCGGTGAGTGATTGGCGGCCGGGAATCCCGTCGGCGGCTTTGCCCCGGTATCCGAGTTCGCGCTGCACCTTGCGGATTTGCTTGCGTGCAGCTGGTCCGCACCCGTTCGTCGCGGTGTGCCGCATGCCGAGGCCTTTGCGGGCGTAGCGGAAGTTCTCAGCCGACTTGCTCGAACGGCACGCCTTCGCCGCCGCCGCGACCGAGACTGCCGGTTTCGCCGCTGGCTTGGCCCAGAACTTCGACGGCGCGAAGATGCGTGCGCTCGGCTTCGACAGGTATCGGTATCGGATGGATTCGGCGCGGGCTTGGGTGATGTTCTTGCATGCCCACGGTGACGTCGACGCGGACAAGTGCAGGTGCGGGCCGGTGCTGTTCCCGCTATTCCCGGACTCTCCGAGGGGTTGGCCACGCTTCACCTTGGCGCCACGCTTCACGTCGATCCCTGGGCTGAGGTGCTGGTAGTAGAGGACCTTGGAGTCCTTGCACAGCAGCAGCCAGTTCGACGCCGCGCCAGAGCCGGGGTTGTAGCCCGGCGGGTTGTTCCGGACACCGTCACGCTTCCCGACGATCGTGCCGTCGGTCGCTGCGTAGACCTTCGTTCCGGTCCAGATGCCAACGTCCCAGGCGCCGTGGAGCGACCCCGATGGGTAGTAGAAACCGGCAGCAAGTCGTTGCTTCTTCTTGAAGGCGGGCGACGAGACGTAGATTTCCCCGCCGACGCCGTACTCCTCGGTCGGGACTTCGAGGGCATTGGCGCCTGCACCCGGATCCGGGACAGCCTGCACTTTGTCAGGGAGCAGCTGCGGGTCCGACGGCAGACCGTCCGGCTGCACTTGCGCAGGGTCGATGCCCTCTGCGATCCCTTCGCCGTCGATCCCGGTCGCTGGGGGTAGCGGCGCCGGAGTGCTGACTGTCGGGGTTGGGGCTGGTACGGGCCCCGGTGATTCGGGCAGCCCGAGCACGATCCCCAACGCGGCGATGATCGCCAGGGCGATGACGACCGGCGCCAAGAGGCGCCTCACGAGCTATCCCCAGTCGGACTGACCTTGCTGCGTGCCGCCTCCGTCGCCAACACACCCACAGCGAGGGTGACGACGGCAATCACAAAGTCACGGGTCTCCCCATCAACGAAGCCCTTACCGACGAGGTAGCCGAACAGCAACACAACGAAGGGGAGGATCGCGGCACGGACGGGTTCACGCTTCAACAGTTCGCTCATGCATTTAGCGTGCTCGCGCTGTCACCCGAGGTGGGCCCAGCGCCGCCGGGGGCTACACCGACGGCGCTGGGAGATCAAGCCAAACCACCAACCCAGTGCAGCGAGAACGTTGCCGGGTTCACGTTCAACGAGCCACCCGCCGTTTGACCGAACGCGACTGTCACCGCCGCACCTTTCACCCCGGTGAACGTGCGCGCCGCCTGCATCAACACCGCCGTGGCTGACAGGTTCTGTTGACGTACTGACCAGTTCGCCGCGGGGCCCGCACCGTTCACCATCACTGTGAGCTCCCGATAGCCCGATGCGTTCGCCGCGCATTGCGCCGACGCGAGGGCATGCCACACCCCGTCGCACGGCAACGTGATCGTGTCCGACGCGGTGAACATCGCCCACGGATCATGGATGGACGTTGGGAACGACAAGTTCGTGACACCCGGCGCGCATGACTGGTTCGTGGTGCGTTCGCGAATCGCAGCTGGTGCCGGGAACAGCCCCGACAGGCCGCCCAAAACGAACAACAACTTCCCCTGCCGCAACACGCGCACAGGTTTGCCTGGCATCGGCGGTGCGCCCATGTACCGGATACCCGCGAGTTCCGCGCTCGTCCCAGCGAGCGTGACCGTGCACGTTTCACCGGCCTCCACCGACACGCACAAACCCATCCGGATCGTGGGGGTGTCGCTGGAGCGGCCTTCACCACCGAACGCGTCGGCGATCTCGAACGGATCGAATCCAATTCCAAGGCCTGTCAGATCCATGTTGTTGACCTCCCAGCGATCGACATTGGGCCCGGGCTTAGTGGGATCTGAACCGAATCGATCAACACCAGGGCCTCACGTAACTGGCCACGGATCAGCCGACGCATCAACACGACATCACCAGGTTCCAGCAAAATGATCGGCACCATAGTCGCGGTGATCGGCTGACCCAGGTAACGGCGCAACTGCGCCGTGGCCACGGACGCGGCCTGCTCATCAGACACGACCAAGGCGCTCGTGATCTCCGTCGGACGTTCACCGAGGGGACCCAGCCGGTACAGCGCACTGGCAGGGTCGTCGTCCCACGCTTCCCCCCGCACCGGCGCCACCAGTTCGGAACCCTCACCGATCACGATGACGCCATTCGACACATCGCTACCGGACATGTCGCGTTCAAAACCAGTCACCACATCGGTTTCGTCATGTGTGAACGTGTCGACAGGGGTCTGCTCGAACCCGGGAATATCGGCGATCACGACCGCGCCCACATTGTTTATGTACACATCCGCCGCGCACACCAGTGCGACGTCTTCCGCATCGGACCACGGGTCACTATCAGTATCCAAAACCACGTACGGGGATTCGATATCGGTGGATGTGTTCGCGATGAATGTTGCCGTGGGCCAGGCGGCGGTGATGATCTGTTGGACGGCGTCGACAAGGTTCGTGCCCTCATCAACGACTGCCGGTTCCGTGCGGAATTTCTCTGACACCACCGATGCCCGGTCTTCACCCGACACGTCAAGGGATGTTCCAGCAGCGTCGGATTTCGCCTTACACCCGGTGAGGGTGAACACTCCGAGAGTCACGTATTCGCGGTCACCGGGTGCAAACTCGATGCCGCGGCGCACCACGAGCTCGTACCCGGAATATGGTGCGAGTAGATCGGAATATGTGACCGGTGTCAGTTCATCCGTGGGGTCGAGAATTGATAATTCACAGGATCGGCGGATATGTTGACGTCCGTCGACCGTGACTGATCCGCCGTCATGTTCCAGCGTCGCGACGGTGAGCCCGTTCGCGTCGACAACGGTCACTTCGGTGACGACGGTGTGGTGTGTGCGGATCGCCGCAGTGAACCGTGTCGACGGTGACGGAATCACGGTCGGGCAACTTCGACGTATTGGATCTGTCCCGAACGCCGGGGATACCCGGTCGCACCGAGCAGGGACCAGCTGCGTTTCTGGATCCGCACATACTTTTGGTCGTTGAACGCTGAACGGATCAGCAGGATTCCCTGATGGTCGAGCAGGTCGAGCAGGTCGCCCCATTCGTCGGTTGCTTCGAAGTCGTAGGCACCGTCGAGCCCGCCGAGGGGCCCGGACAGCACGACCGGGTAGCGGGCGCCGAGGGGCCGCATGGTTTCTGTTGCTTCGAAGCGTTCCTCTGACGGCTTCTCCGTGATCCGCACGTTACCGAGGTACCGGTCTGGGTCGAGGGGGTCCACTATCCACCAGCGATCGTCGGAGACAGCATCGATCGGGAACGAGGGAGACCATTCCCCCGCTGTTGTTAGCCCCGGGGTGTATTCGACGGTGGTCCGTGCACGGTAAAGCAGTTCACGGTCGCGGGGTGATTCGGTGTCTGTCTCGAGCAGGTACTGCTCGGCGGTAGTGAATGTTTCGGCGCCCGCGCGTACGGGTTCCCAGGTTCCCCCACCGTCCGACGAAACCTCGATCTCGATCGCGGGGGTGGTTGCGCCGCCAGTGAGGACTGCGAGCGAACCTATGGACTGTGAGCCGTGTGCGGTTCCGGCCCACAGGGAGTCCGTGCGGCTGCCGTCTGTGTAGTAGCAGCCAAGATACTCAGCGACCGACCCAGGCGAGTGCTTCCCGTCGAGTAGCGCGACCGCGTCGACGTAGAACCCGTCCCCGGTTTCCAGGTCGGCGTTCACTGATTCGATCCGCACCCGCACGGTCGCCGTTGCGATTGGGGGCGACCACGCGAACGTCAGGAGGACAGGGTTAGCGGGATCCGTAGCGGTCGTGGTGCCGGTGCCGGTGCTGATCAGCGTGCCTGCAGCGTTGTAGGCGGCCAGGGCCAGCCGCAGATTCCGCGAGCGGGTGACCCCGAGCACGACGGCGCAAGCGGTGACCGCGTAGCCCGGTTCGGCGCGGGCCGTGCAGTAAGTATCACCGGAGCTCGCGGCGCCGGTGCGCGTCATGAGGCGGCTGTACTCGCCAACTGCCGCCCACGCGGTGGTGCGCGAGGATGAGAGGTTTGTGGACGTCCAACCGGTGGTGCCGACCTCATGGGACGGGTTCGGCACCCGCTGCACCCGTACAGCGCGCGACACGGCACCGGGGGTGTAGTAGTTCGCGAGGTAATCTTCGACGGACGACGGCGTAAACGCCCCCTCGAACACGCCGAGGGCGTCGACGTAGGAGGTGTCTCCGATGCCTTGCCACTGGTCTATGCGGAGAGCGACTGACGCCGCGTTCTCTGGGGCGGTCGCGGTGACGGCCAAGCCAGCCCAGATGAGGCCGTTCATCCCACCGAACTGTGCGCCCGAGATCCACGTGCCGATCGGGGTACCCGAACCGTCATACCAGCGTAGTCGGGCGACGTGGGTCGCAGCCCCAGCAGGTCGTCTCATCAATAGTGCGAACGTGTAGGCCAGCCCGGGGATGACCGGCGGCCGGTTCGTGGTCTTTTCGATGCGGCCGGCGGTGACGGCGGTTCCGACCATCGAGAACGATGAGACGCCCGTGGCGGCGTATGCGGTAGAGCGGGACAGGGTGGTGTCGGTCGGGGTCCAGCCATCGGTATCAGTGACCGCTTCGCCGTTCGCGAGCAGGTTGTGTTGGGTGATTGTCGCGGCGGGTGTTGGGGCGATCGTGATCCCGTCGAACCAGATCACACGCCCACTGGCGGGCGTGTCTGCTTCCCCGACAATGACAGCGGCGAACGCCGCACCCGTTGGGGCCTGCGCGGTTACGTGCAGGAAACGCCACTCCGTGTTCAGAGATTGGATGACCCTGCCGTACCGAGTTTCACCGATCAAGGTGCCCACCGCGTCGTAGAAGCGGAGCCCGATGAACGCCGGGGTGGAAGTGCTACCGCTGTTGTTCGCGACGAGCGCGGCGGCCGTGTAGAAGTCGCCTGCGTCGACGGGTACGCCGTCGGTACCGGTGAGAGTGCTCGTCCACATGGTTCCCGATGCCGTCGAGCTAAGGCGCAGAGAAGCCGCGCCGCTGAACGCTTTAGTGGTTGACCGCGACGCGGTGCAGTTCTCCCCCGCTGTGACCCAGCCGGTGGTGTCGGTTTCCAGGCTCGACTGGTTCGCGGTGAGAAGATTTGTCGCGGCGGCGGCTTCCAGGGTCGCCCGCTGCAGCGCGGTGTCCCATTCAGCGCGCAGGTAGGGCGCCGATGGTTGCGTAACGGTGATCGTGAACTCGTCGTAGTCCCAGTCCGACCACAGGTAGGCACCGTTGACGGTCTTTGCTACGCGCAGGTAGATCCGGTATGTGCCGCCGTTTTGCAGGTTGATGCTGGCTTGCCCGGTCGATCCTGCAGGGTTCGCGGTGGTGCCGACGTAGGCGGTGGCGGCCGTTGTGCCTGCCGCGAATCCCGGGGCTGTGTACTGCGCGGCCGAGTAGATGTGCGCCTCGGTGAGGGTTTGCGGGTAGCCGTCGTCGTCGTTGTAGGCCCACGTGAATGAGGGCCGGGTGGTGGTCGTAACGGGCGAGCCGCCGTCGACGGTGAGCGCGGAAACGGTGGGGATCTTCGTCGTCTGGACCTCGACCCATGCCTTCGAGAACTCAGCGGCTTGCGCGGCCGGGCCCATGTCCCTGAACACGACGAGCAGCTTGTCGATGAGTGCTTGGGTCCACTTCGGTTCGCCGTTGAGTGGCGCGGCTTGCCATGCGCCCTCAGCCTTGCGGGTGGTCGAGTCGCTGGTCACGAACGAGGACCAGGACGGTGGTTGCGCGAACGCCCCTGGGGTGGTGGCTTGGCCGAGGACGATTGACCGCCCGTAGTTGGCGCCACGGTAGTGGATGCACGCGCGGCATTGGACGATCTCTTCGTCCGCAGGGATCGTGACCGTGTCAACGTCGACGGCGAAGTAGGCGGACGCGTTATCGACGGTCTTCTTCAAATAGGTCCCGCCGGTCCCACCGATCGCGGGACTTGAGTCGGACAAGACCCCGGGCATGGTGCCACCAGTCGGGGTCCACGTTCCGAGCTCCGCATACCCACCGCCTGCGTAGTCCGCGGCGGTCGGGTTCAACGTGTAAACGGTCATCGGTAGCCCCTACTTCTTCTTCTTTTTCTTCTTGCCCTTAGCCACGGTTTGAACCTTCGCCGCGACCTGGGGGAGAGCAGCGCGGAACGCTGTTTCTACTTCCGCGCGGATCGCCGCTGCATCCGTCGCGTTGGCGCCGGGCGCGATCGTCACTTGAATCGCACCGTTGGCGAGGTTCACGGACGAGTCGTAGACGGCTTGTGCTTCAGCACCGGTGCGCCCGTACTGACTGTTCGTCCACACGTCGGCAACGGAAGCCGACTCGGCACGGATTTGGGATTCGAGCTGGTTCACTTCACCAACCGCACCGGCACCCTGCTTGATGAGTGCCTCTGCGATCTGGGAACCGGCGACCGGGCCCATCCCGTAGATTTCCTTGAGACTGTTCGCGTTCAAGCCGAGCGCGGTGAGCTGGCGCATGTTCGCGCCGAACTTCTTGATCGCCGCGAGACGCGCGCCAAGGTTGCGGATGATCCCACCAGCACCCAGGTTCGTTGGGCTTGTCGAGATCGACCCGAAGTCAACGAGGGAATCACGGATCTCCGAGTGGGCGGCGAGGATGACCCCAGCGGCGTCCCGGGCACGGTCCATCACAGTGTTCGCGGCATCCAAGATGCCGTCACCAATTTTGCCGTCGAACGACTGCTGCTTGTCCAGATGCTGCTTCGCGGCTTCTTGCGTGGTGAACAGCTTCTTCATCGCCTTGCCCTGCGAGTTCACCCATGACGCCTGCCAGCGCTTCGCCCCGCGCTTGCCGCCCAAGTTCTTCACAGCCTTATCCGTCGCGCCCCTGGGTAGTGCAAACGTCGACACCAGCTGCCCCGCCGCTGACGTCATACGGGAAGCGAGCCCGACAACAGCTTTGTCGACAAGGGCACCCTCGCGGGTGATACCGACGGCGACGCCTTCGGTGATCGCCGCGCCGTAGGGGATGAGCTTCTTAGCCGGTGAGTTGATACCCAGTGCCCCGGCGAACTTCTTCAGTGGCCCGGGAATCAGGTCAAGGAGCGCGTTGACGACGCTTCCGGCCATTGACTGGATGCCGGAGATCAGGCCTTGGACGATCGCGACGCCCTTGGACACCAGCAGCCCGCCGAGGTTGCCGAGCGCCCCGACGATCTTGCCGGGGAGTGCCCCGACGATCCCGACTGCTTTGCCGATCCAGTTGCTGATGGTCGAGACCATCCGGGAGAAGAATCCGGAGACCAGGCCGACGATCGCGGACACTTTGCTGATCGCCGACTTGATCGCGTTCACAGCCCCGGACACGATTGCCTTGGCTTGGTTCATGACGTTCGTGATGACGGTGCGCACAGCGTTGAACACGGTGGTGATGATCGAGCGGATCACTGAGGTGACGCGTTGCACCACGGCTTTGATCGCGTTCCATGCGGTCGTAAAGACGGTGCGGTAGATGTTGAACATCGTCGTGAAGTACGTCTTGATGGCATTCCATACGGTCGTGATGATCGTGCGAATGACGTTCGTGACCGTGGTAACGACGGTGCGGATCGCGTTGAACGCCGTCGTGAAGATCGTCTTGTAGATCGTGAACATGGTTGTGAAGTACGCCTTGATGAACCCAAACACCGCCATCACAACGGACTTGATGGTTTCGAAGATTGGTTGGATCGCGTTCCACGCCGCCTGTAGCCCGGTCTTGATGAGCTCCCATGCCTGCTGCAGGAACGGGACCGCCGTGCCCGTGATCCAGTCGACCACCGCACCGATCGCGGTCTTGATGGCACCCCACACCGCCATCACCACGTTGCGGAACGTTTCGCAGTTGTTCCACAGCAGCACGATCCCCGCGATGAGAGCGGCGATAGCGATCACGATCAGGCCGATCGGGTTCGCGTTCAGCGCGATGTTCAACAGCCACTGCGCGGCGGTCCACAAGGCGGTAGCCGCCGCGACCGCCATCTGCACGGCCTTCATCGCCAGGGTCTTAGCCGCGGCCGCTACAGCCGCCGCACCCGCCCGTGCCGCCGCCGCCGCCGCCTGACCGAGGGACGTTGCTAGCGTCGCCGCGCCGCTGGCCGCCGACGACAAGCCAGACGCGGCGAGTTTCGCGCCCGAGCCAATACCCGACGCGATCCCGCTGCCAGCGTTCTTAGCCGCCGAACCGATCCGGGAGAAGATCCCCGGCGCCGACTTGACCCCACCGAGGGCGTCGTCGGCGATCGACGCGGACGAGAAGAACATTTTCACGCCGGTCGCACCGACCTTCGCGGCACCGGCAACCTTCGAAACCCCCGACGCCAACGTTGTTGCCGTGCCGACAGCCGACCCGAACAAGCTGATCATTTTGCCCGTGACCATCAGTAGAGGACCAATGGCCGCAACGACCAGGCCGACAGTCACGATGGTCGATTGCATGCCCGGGTCGAGGTTCGTGAACCAGTCCGCGAGGGTCTGGATCTTCTCCGACACGGCCTGAATCGTCGGGGCAAGCGCTTGCCCGAGTGCGATCGCGGCGGTTTCCAACGACCCCGACAACGATTCCAGTGACCCGGACAACCCGGCCATCCGCGCATCAGCCATGCCCTGCGCGTTCCCGGCTTCGCTGGTCGCGCCAACGTATTCCTGTAGTCCGGCGGTGCCCTCGTTGAACAGGACGTTAGCGGCCCGTGTGGCATCCGATCCGAAGATGGTTTGCATGGCCTGCAGGCGCTGCTCTTGGGTGAGCCCGGACATGCCCTTCTGTAGCTGCCCGGCGATAGCGGTGAGGGGTTTCATCTTGCCTTGGGCGTCGAAGAAGTCCATCCCCAAATCCTTGATCGACTTCGCGGCTTTGCCCGTCGGTGCCGCGATGCGCTGCAGGAACGTTTTCAGTGATGTGCCCGCGTCGGAGCCTTTCAGCCCGGCGTCGGCGAACGCGGCGAGTGCGGCGGTGGTTTCCTGCAGCGACTGGCCCGACGCAGATGCCTGCTGCCCGGTTTGCTGCAGCGCCTGGGTGAGGTCGGAGACGTCCGCCGCGGACGCGTTCGCCGCGCCTGCGAGGGCATCGGCGATTTGTGCGGAGTTCTCCGTGGAGATCCCGAACGTGTTCATTGCCCCGGTGATGCTCGTCGCTGCGTCGGCGAGCTCTAGCCCGCCAGCAGCCGCGAGGGACATGGTCGACTTCAGTGCCCCGCCTGCGATCTTCGCGGGCTCCAACCCGCCCTTGGATAGCTCGAGCATCGCGGACGCGGCTTCACCGGCTGAGAAGACGGTGTCGGCGCCCATTTGCATCGCGAGGTCTGAGAACGCGGTGAGCTCGGATCCGGCTACACCAGCGGAGTAGCCGAACTGGTTCATTGCGGAGTCGAAGTCGGCGGCGGTCTTTACGCCGATCGCACCAACCAGTGCCAACGGTGCAGTGATGCCAAGCGTCATCGATTTACCGGTGGATGACATTCGGTCGCCGAGGGCTTTCGCTTTCGTCCCCATCGCAACCAGGGATGAACCACCCGTTGCGGACGCGGCGGCAGCTGCACCCCCGAGTCGTTTCAGCGACGCCTCGGCTTGCCGGAACGCGCCTGGATCAAAGTCACCCTCAATCCGAATAGTGACAGCCATGATCAGCCGCCCGCCGCGTCAAGCGCTGCAGTGATCTCCGCGTCGACACGCATCACAGCGGCACGCAAGTCAGATTCGAACGCGGACTTGTTGCTGTCCCAGGCGTCCCACATGATCCGGCCCGGGGCGCCGTACCTCGAGGAAAGCGTGTTGATCAGGTTGCGGCCTTGCGCGCTTTTCGCGTTCGCCGCGAACTCGATGATCGAACCGCCACGCGCGGTTTGCTGGATCTTCAACTGGAACGGATGGCGGCCCTTGCGTTCCAGTTTCACTTTCACCCCACGCCGGGACTGGCCCGACACGACGGGGTATCCGGCGCGGGCCTTCGCGGCAACCGTGAGAGCGGGGCGGCGAAGGTCACGGATGAGACGTTCGGATAGGGACCGGTCGTAGGAACGCAGGGCGCGTGCGGCTGCACCCGCACCGGACAAGGTGACGTCGATGCCGTACCCGCGGGCAGTCGCCACCAGGTCCTCCTATCCGCGGCCCTTACGAACCCGCTCGAGCTGCTCCTTCTTCTTGCGTGCCTTCGCCTGCTCAACGACGATCCGTTCGATCTCCTCGAGAACCGGGCCTGGTGCCGCCAACAGGTCGGCGGGCCCGATCCCCGTTTCGACCGCTAGCCGGGCAACCCGGTACGCCGAACCTCTTCGTCTTTTCCCTCGTCATCACCTGCAGGGTCGGAAACCTCAATGGTGTCGACGGCCGCTTTGAACGCATCAAGGTCGAGGCTGGTCTTCTTGACCCGTGACGCGGCATGCCACGCCAGGAACACCATCCAGCCCATCTTTTGCTTCGTCTGCAGGTCACTGACCGCGATGTCGAACTGCTCTTCAAGCGCGACCATGTCGCCGAGTGAGGTGGTGACGATGAACGTGTCGCCACCGGCTTCGGCGGTGAGTGAAACTTCCATCTTTTGCTGCACGGGTAGCCCTCCGTTTTGTGATGGCCCGCACCCGGTCGGGGGCGGGATGTTGCTAGTAGGAGACGACGCTGTTGATCAGGGTCGCTGTGATGTCCGCACCGGACGTCAGGGGTAGAACTGCCATGCCAGTGACCTCAAGCTCGATCGCGCCACCTGACGGGTCAGCGTCTGGCCATTCCGTGATGAACGCGCACCGCAGTGCCTCGATTTCGAGGCTGTTCGTGCCATCGCTGAATGTGATCTCGAACGATCCGAACAGGGCGTCCTGTTTGACTGTGGTCCCGTTGTTCGTGCCGGTGACGATGGTCCGCCAGTCGTCAAGGTTCGACGTCGGCACGATCGTGAAGCTGACTTCAACTTCGCGGCGCCCCGGGTGGACGTCACCTGGGGTGATCGCGCCCGACAGGGGTACGGTCTCGACGCCGTTCTTGATCCCGATCTCACCGGCTTTGATCGCCGCTGTCGCTGGGCTGGTCCCGTCGAGATCAAGTTTGAACGTTCCACCAGCTGGCGCTAGGTAGCCGGTTCGGGATTCGTCGGTGGTTGGGGTGATCGATGACGGGAACGCGAGCCCGCAACCGACCCCGGACACCTGCAGTTCGAGGGGACTGTTTTCGTCCCACGACAACGTGAGCTCATCGATACGCGCGTCTTCAACGGACACCAGGGCGCCGTCCTGAGTGCCGAACCAGGTGCAGTACGGAAGCGTGTTCGCCCCAGTAAAGACGTGCGTGTATGGGCCAGCCCCGGACACGGCTTTACCGCCGAGAGCGAGGTACAGGAGCAGCCCGACAGATCCAACGTGCACACGTTGCGTGTAGTCGACGCCGGGCACGAACTCGGTGCGGTCGACACCTGGCGCGGCACGAGTGCCGGAGGTGACATCGGCGAGGTCTTGGGTCAGGTCGGACTTGAACACGCCGCCGTCGGAGATCCCGAACTGGAATGTTGGTTCGGCGGCTTCAGTGCCTTTCGCGACTTGCTTGGCGACGCCGAGGAGTGCGATCGCGGACTGTAGAGCCATTTCTGGTTACTCCTGTTCGGTTTCCGCGCCGGTGTCGGCGTCGTTGGTGGAACGGCCACGTGACCGTTTCGAAGGCTTGGGAATAGCGGCGTCGGTGTCGGGCGCTATTGGGGCGTCGGGTCCCGCGGCTGCTTGCAGGACGGACCACTGGTCGACGGTGTCGACGTCGGAGCGGTTGATGGTGCCGGGTCCGTATTCGGTGAGGGTGGCGTTCCCGTCGGGGTCGGTGGTTTCCACGTTGACAACGCTGCCGAGGGTCACGTTTTCGCTCATGCGTCTATGGTTGCGCCGCTGTCACCCGAGCAGCCGTCGTGCGGCGAAGCGGGTGCGGTCACCCGTTCTTGACGGTGATCGGCGTCCCGTCGTCGTACGTGTTCGCGTACTCGATGATGGGTGAGGCGGCGGCGTTGCGGATGATCGCCCGGCGCTGGCCGTCCTTGCTGAAACCGAAAACATTGTGCGCGATGAGTAGGTTCTTCTTGGGGTCACCTTTGCTGCCGAAGTTGATCGCGTAGCTACCACCGGCGAGGTGTGTGCCCATGACGATGAGATCCCCGACCGGTCCCGCGTTTTGGGTCACCATGATCGCCGCGTTCGAGGCGCCGGACAGATCGGAGTTGGTGACCCGGACTCCCTTACCGCCTTCGATCTGGATGCAATCGTTGTGCGTCGGCCCGCCATCGGAATGCCCGGTCGGGTACGTCGTGAGATCGTGCACCCAGGTTTCGTCTACCCACACCTTGTCGCCGTGAATGACAATCCCGTCGACAGCAGCGGAGATGTTGGCGCGGCGGATCGTCCCTGGCCTACTGGCGTAGATCCCGTTCAGGTTCTTGGCCGGATGGTTCGGGGCCACCGTCACGCCCTCGATCAGGTAGTCCGACAGGTTCGCGTGGGTGGCCATGATGACCCCCGTGGAACCCGTCGCGGGTGCGACACCTCCCCGCGCAATCGAGTCCACCAGCTTCACACCAGGTGCACGCATATCCACCTTGCCGTGGATGTCGAGCTTGGAGTACACCTTCCCCGGTTGGTCGAGGACAAGGGTGCCGTCGTGCCGGGTCAGTGTCGCGCAGCCGGTGTTGGTGCTGCCGAGTCTCATTCGTCGTCTGCTTCCATTTTGTGCGCGATGCGCTTCTGACGGTCCTCAATAACAGCGACCTTGGTCACGAGCGCCGACACCGCTTCTGCGAGGTGTGAGACGGCTTTGGTTAGTTCGGTGAGTTGTTGCTTCATCTGCTGCTGCTCCGTCGCTAGCGGGCCGGTAATGATCCGTCTCCCGGCTGCGAGCAGGGCGACGCCTGAGAGGACCAGTCCGAGCCAGATCGCGGCGTCACCTGCAAGGTCCGTCGCGGGGATGACGTCAGCGAGAAGCCACACCAGGATCATCGGCTAGCCCTTACCCGGTTTCGCGGGGTCGACGTCGATCTGTGCTTGGAGCGTGTCGGTCGCCGACGCGACGATGCTCACGACGTTTCCCCACTGGTCGGCGGGGATCTGTACCGGCTGCACATCGAGCGGGGCTAAGTGTTGCCCGTCGTCTACGACAAGGTGCGGGGTGATCGTGTAGCCGATGGCGCGGATCTTCTTCACAGGGTCTCCTAACTGAGGGGGCCGACCGTGGCCCCGTTGATGCGGACGAATAGCCCAGCAGTGGTCGTCCAGATGTCACCGTCGACGGGTGCTGACGGGGCGGTTCCGTGAGGGACGCGAAGCGCTGACACGGCGGCGGTTGCCGCCGCGGCGACGATTTGTCCAGACATCGTGAGTGCCGATGCACCTGCGGCTGACGAGATGATCCGCTTAGGGATCGTGACATCAGAGGTGCGGATCTGCACACCAATGTCATTGGCCGAGTCAACGAGATTTAGGTTCCCCGACGTTGGCCCGACGTTGGTGAACAGTCCCTTTCCCGTCGAGGTGATAGACGCAACCGTGGCGTCGGCGTTCGTTAGAAACCGGATAAAGTCCCCTGCAGTCGCACCCAGCTTGAAGCGCGCGACTAGGGCGGTCGCGTTGCCCATTACTGTGAACGCGGCAGTGTTGTTTTGCTCGTTGATCGCCATACCGCGCTGCTGGAAGAAGTACGCGTTTGTGTGGCCACCGACACTGATGCTGGCCTGCGACGCGGCGAGAGTGTTGATCGCGAGCGCGGGGTTGGCGCTAGCCGAGTGATACATCGCGAAAGACGTTGGCTGTCCCGACGCGGCCTGCATGGAAATGGTGTTGCTTTGCCCCGCTCGCGCAGGCATAGCGATAGCGCCCGGATTGAACATCACATACGGGAGATCCGCAGCTTCGTCGGTGAGATACAGGGTGTCAGTCCGCAGCAGGAACGCAAAAACTTTCCCGTCGCTCTTGCGCATTTGCAGGAAGATCGGCCGCTTCTGAGCGGACATATCACCGCTCATGTACTCCCAGTATGTCTCGAATGTGTCCTTCGCGCCGTCGTCGTAGTGAGACTCGATGTTCCACCGGAACGACGGTTCGCCTGCCTTCGCCAGGCCTCCGCCATCAGCGACGTTGTATCCCAGATACATGACGGGGTCGAACTCACCGTTGAACGCTGCACCGCCGATGATCCACCGGAACGGGCCACGGTTCGTATCGGCAGGCTGGTACTCCCAGACGATCTCAGCGGTTGGGTTTAGTGCTGTTCCGGGCTGTTGACGCACTTGCGGGATGAACTCCTCTCCCGCTTCCGTCAGGATCGCTTCGACGTCTACACCGACTGTTTGCGTTCCACTGTCGTACGTCGCGGGTGCAGTTGCCGCCACGACACCTGTGTCCCCTTGGATTCCTTGTATCCCTTGTGGTCCGGGGTCTCCTTGGGGTCCGGTTTCACCTGTTGGCCCTTGGTTGCCGGTGTCACCCTTGACACCCTGAGGGCCGGTGTAGCCGAGCTCGATGACCTCTTCATTGCCCTGCTCATCAATGATCGTTACGGTCTCGTAGAGCGTGACGTTTTCGATGCTCATCGGGTCACCGCCTGGACCACAATGAACTGTCCAGGAAACAACCTTCGGCGGTCGCCGGTATCGGCGTACGTCACGAACAGGTCGTACACGTAATCGCGGGCCGCGAGAGCAGCGGTTACCGACGCCGCGACCACAAGGGTGATCTCATCCCCGGCTTCGTTGATTGCCAGCCCGTCTGTTTCGTCTAGGTCCACCACGGGATCCCCGGGATCTTCGCGGGTCACCCGGACCTGCATGTCAGCGGCGGTGACCGCGCGCGGTAGAACGATCCGGCGGCGCAACGTTTCACCTTGCGCGACACTCAGCTTCACCGGCCCCCGATGGCGTGTGATTAGGCCAGCCACGTCTTCACCTCCACATCGAGCGACACCGCGATCTGCCGCTTGCGGTCATCCGGGATGCCTTCCTCCATATCCCCGCGAATGACCTGCGCGAACTGGATTGTTCCCTCTTCGTACGGGGGCGCTTCGAGACGTTGACCCAAGAAGTAATCCGAGCGAACCGCGTCCTCAATCGCCGCCACCAGCTTCTCCGCGACAGCAGCTGGAGTCAGCCAATCCGTGCCGGTGCGTGTCACGACCAGGCGCACCGCAATCACGAACCGTTCATCCTTCGGAGGGATGCCACCAGACGTCATCGGGGTCTTTTGTTCCCACTCCAAGACTTGCCCGGAGATCCACACGTACGTATCCCGCTTCGCCATCGCACCCGCAGGGAACCCGAGGGCAACCGGCACAGCCGGATCCGCGTCAGCGATCCCATCGGCAGCTGCCACAACATCGCGCAGCTTGCGCATCGTCGCGAACACAGCAGTCGCCATGATCAGCCCACCGCCGGTCTTTGGCGGCCGTACGCGGCGCACACCGCGTCAACCTCAGGGATGCCCGTCTTCCCGTCACGGCCCGCGATCGACAGGCGGAACGTGCCCACCTCAGTCGACTGCGTCGTTGCTCGAGCTGGTAGCGACGACGGGACCAGCACCTCCGTTGCGAGCATCATCGCGGCACGTCGGACAGGACCTGGTGGCTGATCAAGCCCGTGGGAATACCAGACGTTCACCTCATCACCGGCGTTCCAGCCACCGGCACGGGTCAGGGCGTCACGTTTCGTGTCGAGTTCCCACCCGTCGTCCACGACTTCACCGTTGACGCTGACGACTTCGACTTCGCGGACAGCGAGCTTGGGGAGCAGGAGTAGGGGGCGGCCGTCTGAGATTAGGGTGTCTTCGCGGCGGCGCGGGACGAACGCGACACCGGCAACCGTCTCGATTCGGTCCTCAGAAATAGTTCTAGCTTCGCGAATCTTTTCGGCCGGAACTTTTACAGCGTCCTCGAACTCTTCATCGAATTCGCGTAGCTCGTTCACATCAAACAGGTGACCGCCGACAACCTCGGCCGTCGTCGTGTCGACTCGGTCAATGCCGTCGATCTCGCACGACCACTCAACAATCCACGGGCCCAGCTGGTCCGGGGCAGGCAGCGTTACACGCCACTTCCCATCCGCTGACCGCGCCGCTGCGACACCCTCATGCAAATACCCGAGTTCGATACCTGCGATAACCCGCACCGTGACCGCGTCATCATCGACCGTGACCTGCACGCCGTCAGCATCACGAATGTCGTGCGTGAGGATCGCGGGTTGACCAGTAAGGATCCGTTCCACGGTGCCCTCCTGGTCTACTTGCTGTTAGTGGTCTTGCCTTCAACGCTGGACGGCTTCAACGCCTTGTCCTGCACCCCACCACGACCAGGTCGCTTAGCCTTCGCGGACGCTTCAGGGGCCTTGTCACCATCTGGCTCAGGGTCGGAATTCACGTCGCCCTCCGACTCGCCTTCGCCTTCGCCGTCAGCGCTGCTAGGCGCTTCAGCAGGCTCGACCTCTTCAAATAGTTCGCTGCCGTCTTCGGCAGCGATGAACACGGCCTGATCGCCCGCGTTGTCAATCACCGACTGAGGGACCAGCGATCCCTTGGAGGCGACGAACACTGCCGGTGCGTGTTCCCGCTTCGGGTTCACGTACAGGTCTGCGTTGAGCTTGACAAGCTCAACACCGTTCTTGTCCGGGGCACCCACGGCTAGCCGCCGATCGCGAGGACGCGAGTCCCCTGTGTGGACGAGGTGACGATCCCGTACAGCGAGTGCTGCGGGGGCAGCTTCGTCTGGAACGTTGCACCGGCCGCGACGAGCAGGCCATTCGCGAACGTCACATCCGAACCACCTAGTGCCACGGCCTGACCACCCGTTGGTACGTGGATGGACACCTCGCGCACATTGTCGTCCGCGGCGAGCAAGACTGTCGCCGTGGCGGCGACGGTTACTACTGACTGGGCTGTTGACATGTCGTTCTCCTAAACGGTCGGATCGGAACGGGGGTTCGCCGCTTAGGCGACTGACTCGCAGAACGCCTTCGGCTGAAGCACACCGAACGCTGCACGCATCGACGCCATCACTGCGACCTTCTTCTTCGTGAAGTAGTCGCTGTGACTGTCCGACGTTGCCACCGTGAGGCCTTCACGAACCCACAGCATCGCGTCGTTCGAGCGGCCCATGATCGGGTTGCCGCTCGCGAAGTGCGCTGACACCAAGACCGGGACACCCCAGGTGGTGAGAGCACCGGCGAGAGCTGGTGGACCGTACTGGTAACCGCCGGTCCCGGCGACTCCACCGGACTCGTCACGGGCAAGGCGAATGCCTTCCCAGTCCGTTGGGTGGATACCGACGAAGTCCGGTTCAACGAAGCCGTTGAGACGGATCGTGGTCAAGCACTTGTGAAGCGACTCAACCATGCTGGTTGACGTGGACGAACGGTCAACCGAACCGATACCGACAGTTTCGTAAATACCGCGCAGGTCTTCACCCGTTCCGCCACCGGACAGGATCTGCGTGAGTAGGCGGCGGCGAACACCGTCAACCATGCGGCTGTCGATCCAGGACGAAATGAACGCAACATCCGCAAGTGACCGGCGGGTCACTGCGAACGAGTGCGTGAGATCACGAACATCGAACGACAGCAGATCGATGTTCAGCGCCGATTCCGGGGATGCATCGCCTTCAGGTGTTTCTGCGGCCGCGTTGGTGTACAGAGACTCGTACGGGACCTCAACCTTGTCGCTGTCGGTTGCACCGACCGGGATCAGGTCAAGCAGGTCAAGCGAAGCCAGCGGCTTCGGGATGACAATGTTCTGACGATCCGCGACGGGGATCCCAGCGAGACCATCCGCCCCGGAGACGGTCACCGAAAGGAGGGTCTTGATTTCGCCGCGGGAGGCGACCTTTACAGGGTTACCTTCGAGGCGCTGGCCGGCGATTCCCGCGCGAGCTGCAACAGCCTTGTACTCGTCGGAGGCGATGAATGTCTTACCCATCGACAGCGCGCGCATCCGTTCCTGATGCTCATCGGTGAGTTCGTCAACCTTGGCGCCTGCAGATTCAGCAGCGTCGGCGGCGACCATGCGAGCAAGGGATTCGCGGCGGGCCTTCAGGTCGGCGAGGGCGTCGCGTTCGGCGTCGTAGCCCTTCGACATTCCGTCGAGCTTGTCGAACGCGTCCTTGTCGGTGGCGAAGTTCACGCCTTCTTCGACGGCGGACTTGCGTGCAGCGTCGAAGCTGGTCCACGCCGAGGCGAGGTCGTTGTTCTTCGAAGCGATCGCCTGGTCAAGATCACGAAGGGCCGGGCGAAGATCCGTTGCAGTCATTGTGGTTCCTCCGTGTGTCGGATTCTGGTGAGTAGACCTACTACTCGTTCGGTTTCTATGGTTGCGCCGGTGTCACCCGACACGTCTTGATCGTTCTTTTGCTGCCCTATCCGGGCCGTTTGGGAGGCAGCCTCAAGCAGCTGCGTGGAAGGGTTCATGCCCTTCAAACATGGGCCGCACTCGAAGATGTCGACCTTCGTGAGTTCACGAATCTCGTAGTCGTGATCCTCTGTCTTGACGTAAGCGAACTCCTGGGCCTGGTAGCCAAACGAGAACTCCTTGACCGCGCCGTCGGCCATCAGTCGGTGCGCCTTCAACCCAGACGGATCGTCCATGTAGATCTGCGCAGAGACTTCGAGGCCTTCGCTAGTTTCCTTCGCATCAGTGACCAGACCGATAAAGGCGTTCAGGTCATCCCACGCGTGCGAGAAAACGAACGGCATGAGGACACCGTTGGACGCCTTGTCGTGCAGGCCCTTGATGGACTCAGCGAACGCGCCGGGAATGACCTTGTCGCCGCCATGATCGACGTTGCCGAACACTGAAACGAGCGCACGAACCTTACCCGTGGGCTGGTCCTGATCGTCTCGGTCAATCTTCCATTCGGCCGGTAGCGTCTTACGTTCCGGGTTCATCTGTACCTCCGCCGCTAATCGTGGGTGGCATGTCACCCGGGCCGCGGAATGCGGCAGCCGTCAATGCGTCGGATAGGCCTTGCGCCGGGACGCCAGCAGGTTCAGATCCGTCCTGCTCGACTTGCGCTGGTTCCGTGGGAACGGCCGTGACGGGAAGCATGTTCACCGGCATTGCTGGAAGATCCGCTGCCGGGTGATCGATGCGTGGAAGGTTCTCCACCTTGCGGCGCTCATTTACGGTGTTCACCGAAGACTGTGCGTTCATCAGGTGAGTGCGCGCGCGAGCTTCAGGATCAGGCCGCAGGATTTCTGAGGTGTTGTGCTCCACAAACAACCCGTCCCACGGCTTGTGTGGGCGCACGAGTTGCGCCTGCAACGTTTCCTCGATCATGTTGAGCCACGGCCCGAGGGTGTCCACGATGAATGATCGGCGGCCTTGCTCGGTGTTCGAGTACGTCGCGTGGTCGAGGATCCCCACTTGGCTCGGGGGCATGTCGTACGCGGCGCACACTTCCTCACGAGAAAGCTTCCGCTGGTTAATCAACTCAGCATCAACGGCGGACTGGCCCATCTGCTTCCAGTCGAGGCCCTGATCGAACAGACCGAACCGGCCCGCGTTCTCCGCGCCCGCATACATCGCGGCGAGCTCTTCACGGAGCCGGGGCAGGGTTTGCTCGGCCAGCTTTTCTTTCGTCACGAACGCGCCACGCGGTGTGATCCCGTTGCGTAGCGATTCGGCCTGCCACGTCATCGCCGCGTCTTCAAGTGCCAGCGTTCGCCGGAGCGGTTCGAGAGGGCTGATGCCACCGGGAAGTTCATAGTGAACGACGTTGTCGAAGGCCAGCGTTTCCGCCTTTCCGCCAACGACGACATCGTATTGGATGGGGACGCCGTAGTGATCGACGTGGACTTTCACGAATTTCCACGGGACCAACGAGAGCTCTGAGGGTTCGTTGGACCGAGGGCTCTTTTGGGCAACCACCAGAGCGTTGCCATACAGGCAAAGACTGAAGGCGACCTGCTGACGCAGCCACATCCCCGAAGTGCGCGGGGCGGGGGAGGACAGCAGGCGCGCGAGACCGGAAACGCGTTCACGTTCACGAGTGCCGTCAGCGCCCATTTGGAACGAGTGCAGCGGAAGCCGTGAGACACCTCGAGTGATTTTGTTGACAACAGCAAAGATCCACGGCTGTGAGCGGTACATCCCGAAGTAGGTCGAGGCGGCACCGTCGGCACGCAGAAGGGGAATCAGTCCCGCAGAAGGACCCACAGACATCCGTGCTTGCGCGAGGCTTCCCAGTGGCAGTGATTTACCGGCCGACACGATCACCCGGCTCATCCGGTCACCGCCTCAGCTGGCGGCAGCTGCTGAATCCATGCGACCTGTTCACGCGGCACCACAACATCACCATCGAGTGGGCGAGCACCATGCTCTGACAGGATTTGTGCGGCCGTGAGCACCAGGCAGTCGCCGTGAACAGCGAGCAGGATCCCGCGCAGCGATTCACCATTGACCGTGTGAACGGCAACACGGTTCGCGGTCAACTGGGCGATCCATTTGCGGGCCATGACCTAATCGTCATGGGCCTGTCACCCGGTTCAGACCGTGATAACCCGGGGCCCGTCGTGGAAGTTCGCTGCCTCCTGCTCCGCGATCCGCGTAACCATCGCCAGAGCGATCAACTCATCGATGTGCCCAGTCGAACCGGCCGGGCGATCCAAGCGCCACCCATAGGCCCCGATCTCACGCGCGATCGCGTTATCAAACGCCTCGATAAGGTCCTCGTCGCCGCCGTGCGCGATCAACCCTGCAGTCACGAGCTCGTGCAAACCCATCGACGCCGGGGCCATTCGGGCGTGGTTCTGCGGGTAGTCCTCAACCGGTAACCCTTCGGCGGCAAGGATTTGCATGGAGCGGATCATCCCGAACGGGTCACACACGATCCGTTGCACGTTGAAATCGCGCGCCAGGTCGCGAAGGAAGTCCTCAATGATCGTGAAGTCCAAGTAGCCAAGCTCGGGATCGGCACGCCAATGCCACACCCGCACGTTGTGAACACCAGATGCGTCGCGCTGGTCGAGGATCACTGCGGTGCGGTCCCGCTTCGGCGCTGAGTCCACCGCGACATACACCGGGGCGTCCGGGTCGATCACCGGCTTCCCCGCGCAGTCGGCGACGAACTTGTCCCGTGGCGCCCACGCACCGGACCCCTTCGTTGGCCAGCGGTTCAGGTGCAGCCGCTCGAACACGTTCAACGGGAGCCGCGCGAACTGGGCCGCCAAGAACTCCTCCGACACCCACGACGCCGGGTTCGCCGCTTTCCACGTTCTTGGGTCATCGACGCGGGCACGATCCGGGGCACCAATCCGGTAGTAGTACAGGCGCGGATCGTTCCCCGACAGGGCCCGCTGCTCCATATCCCACAACGGCCCAGACTCTTCATCACCCACAGTGGAGATCACAAAAATCAGCGGAGACAAGCGCGCACCGACACCGGACGCCATCGCCTCGTACTGCTCGGCGTTGCGATGAATGTGGTACTCGTCCACCGTCGCCGCAGACGGATTCAGACCGTGCTGCAGGTTCGCGTCCGAGGACAACACCCGGTACAAGCCGTTGATCTCCGGGACCTCGATCACTGACCGATACACCTTGCACGCCGCACGCAGACGCGGGTTCGCCCGGACCATCGCCGACGCCACCTGGAACACCAGCGACGCCTGGGCGCGGTCACCCGCGAGGGAATACACCTCCGGGCTCGCCTCGCCGTCGGCGAGCAGCATGTACAAATTCACTCCGGCCGCGATCTCCGACTTGCCGTTCTTGCGCGGCAACAAGATCAGGGCTTCCTTGTACCAGCGCAACCTGGTTGCCCGGTCCATGATCCCGAAGATCGGCCGGACGATATGCCATTCCTCCCAACCCTCGAGCAGGAACGGTTCACCCGCGAAACGGCCCTTCGTGTGGGTGAGGTAGCCCTCGAAGAAGCGGACGGCGCGGTCAGCTTTCGCCGGGTCGTACTTCGCGCCGCGCGGGATCCGGAACCGACCAGCCTTGCACCCGCACGGGCACTTAGCCCGGGCCACCGATCCGCCTATCCAAATCCTGATTCAAACCGGCAAGGATCGACTGGCCCGCCAGCTGCATGAGCCCCAGACGGAGGCGCGCCGCCGGGGTCAACCCGAGTTCCGTCGCCACCCGCATGATCGTGTTCGCCTGGTCCCGCTCAATCTTCAAGAGCGGGTTAGCCGTGATCCGGCCCTTGTCATCTACGACCAGCAGATCCTCCAGCTGCAGGCACGCCTGCCGGTGACGGAGCAAGGCCACCACCAGCACCCCCGCGAGATCGAAGTCCAGGTCCTTCACTCCGCGCTCAAGGAGTTCCCCGATGATCCGGTCCCACATCGGTTTCGCCGCGTCCGGGATGTGATCTGGCATCGCGGGGATCAATCTGGTCGGCAGATCAGGCAACGCAACCAGCGCGGCCTTGCCCGCGTCCGACGCAACAGGGCGATTCCCCGTCTTGCGTCGAGCTCGCGACGGATCCGCTGGGCGACCCCTAGCCACGATGAACCCCTTCCAAGTCGTCAATCAGCTCGAGCAAACCCACACCGATCGCCTCGCAACGCCACCCCAACCCGGGCGGCACCGCCCGGCCCGCGCGACGCCACAGAATCCCCAGCTCACGCGACACGATCAGCAGCTCCACCACCGACTCCGTACCCCGGTTCACGTCGACGACCGCCGACAGTGCGTTGATCGTTTCCGCTGGATGTGGGACTCGGGACAACCGTGTTCGGCATCGATCCGAGCATGTGCGGCGACGGCGACCCGTCTTCGGCTGGGGGAGATCAACCCCGCACACCTCACACGAACCGGCCATGCTCAAATCGTTGACCAGCTGTCACCCCGTTTCGTGACACGTACCGCCACGGAATCACTCACTGGTTTCGGAAATCCGAATTTCGGGATTGTGCACGCGCGCACAGGGCCGGGGTTTGGGGGTTGTGACGCTCTGTGACTGACCCCCCTACCCGGTTACGGTGCGGAGTCACTGAGTGTGGTTGGTCTTGCCTCGCTCGAAGGCGCGGTTCATGGGTCTGCCGGTGAGTGAGATCGGGGCGCCTGGGGTGGTGATCAGTGGGCTGGTGTGGTCGGGTCGCTGCTCGAGGAATTCGGTGCGTGCCTCGCTGCGTTCGTTGCGTTTGGTTTGTGTTCGTGAGAGTTCGTTCATTGTTTGCGTCTCCTGCTCTTGGTCTTGGCTTGGTGGTGGAGTGGGCACAGCATGATCATGTTGTCGCGGATGTTGGTGCCGCCCCGTGATAGTTCGATGATGTGGTCACACTCGAGGTGTGGGCATTGCTGTGCGAGTTGTAGTTCGCAGTCGATGCACATGCCGCCGCATTGTTCGCAGCGTCCTGCTGCCCTGGTCTTGGCTGCTTGGCGTTCGCGGTGGTAGGCGGGGTCGCGGTAGCCGAGGCGCCAGGGTTGGGCTTTGACACGTTCGGCTTCGGTACGGCCTGGGTGTGCCGGGCAACGGCCTGTGCCGTTGGTGCGGGCGCCGCACACGATGCAGGGTCTTCCGATGGTGTTCATTCGGTGGCCTTGTCTTTGGCACGTTTCGCTTGTTGTCGTGCGGTCCATAGGTCTCGTTGTGCGTCTTGGGCGTCGAGGTGGGCTTGGTGCGCGGCGGCTAGCCCGCGCAGGTAGCAGGCCCTGCAGAGCCCGGTTTGTTTGTGGTTGGCGTGGTTGCGGGTGCAGGCGGGGCACAGGGGGAGTTCTCGTAGCGCGATCTGCTGGGCTTGGGTGATGATCTCGGGTGGGATGGTTCCGTCGCGTTGGGCTTGTAGGAGCTGGCCGAGGGCGGCCGGGTCGCGGGCTGCTTGACGCAGTTCGATGAGGGTGGCGTCGCGGGGTTGGCCGAGGAGTAGTCCGCGTCGTGAGCCTTTCTGTCGGAGGCTGATGCGGTGGGTGTGGGCTGCTCGTTTCACGGATGCGGTGGATCGGTCGAGGATCGCGGCGAGCCAGGTCGCCCCGCGGTGTGAGTGTTTGCGGAGGGTGTCGATTTCGCTGCTGGTCCAGGCCCTAGCCGCCATCAGTGCCCGCCTCAACTTCCGTGAAACTGCTAATAGCCTCAAAGGGAAGCTCGGTCAGAAGGTGCTTCCCGGCGCGAAGATCGACGCAATCGCTGAATACGTATCCGACAGTTCCGGTGATCTCACCCGAAACTTCCCCGCAGAGAGTGAACGTGTAGCGGCGTCCAACCTTGAGATCGTCGGTGTCAATCACAGTCGCTCACCTGCCTGATCGCATGGCCAGTCGGAGCCGCACGTGCAGCGCGACGTGACGTGCGGTGTCGTGCACTGGGTGGAGTGCGTGGCATTGAACGGGCAGGGGTGCTTGATGCGGAGCTCGCGGTGGATCCTCACAGATACCTCGCCCCGACTGGCAGGAACGACAAGATGGCGTAGTCCGAATACAGGCCATCGACTTCGTTGAGGACGTGAGTGATGTCCACCTCTACGAACCTGCCGTCTGGCGCAGTCAGGTTCAGCGTGTCCCCGGCCTGAAAGTCACGGTCGTTGAGTCGCAGCTCGGCGGTCTTGGTTCCGTCCATGATGCGGTCGAACCAGCGCTGCTCAATCTTCAGGGAGTGAATCATGACGCCTCACCAGCTAGCTCGTAGGTCGCCTCGAAGATGTCCGGCTTGCAGGGGTAGAAGCCGCCCGAATCGTGAATAATCCACTCGCCGTCTTCCACCCCAACCCACACCGAGTTCGCGCCCACGAAGATCTCGCCGGTTTGATCCGGGTCATCTGTTCGATCTTCGGGGTGGACCCGGCCGAATAGCCCACCCGTGAAGTCGAATAGCGCGTTGCGGTTTGAGCCTGTCCACTGCATCGCTTCGACTTCCACCGGCTTCTTACGGAATCGCTGCGCGCTCACGCGGCGTCACCGACCTTCGCTTCGTTGTCGAGTTGTTCGGCGCAGGCGGCGTATCCGGCGATGTCGAGGAACGAGTCGAAGTGGTAGCCGTTCGTCGCCCGGGCAACCTTGAGTCCGATCATGCAGAGGGCGACGTCGTGGGCGGTGACCTCGGTGTTGAGGATCGCCGTCCAGATCGCGGCGATCTTGCCGAACGATTCCGAGACTGGCCCGTACTGCTGGGCGCGTTCGCCGGTGATGATGTCGTGGGCTTGCTCGAGCAGTGGCTTACTCTTCACGATCTCCTCATTCGGTGAGGAGTAGGAGTTCGGCGGGTTCAGCGACTGGGTGTGGCTAGGCAAATTGGCGCGACCGGTGCTGCCCCAGAAGTGAAGGACACCCTCGCTGTCGTTGTAGTGGCTCTCAAAGTGCCCAGCTGTCAGCTCGCACACGATGCTGCCGAAGAAGGCCGTGCAGCGTGGCGGGGTGGGAATGTCAGAACGGTGGCTCATCGGGGTCCTCTCGTAGGTTCGGGTTCGGGAGCTTGGTCCAGGTGTTCGGCACGGGGTCGTTGCAGCGGTGTTCGGGGAGCACGGGCTCGTCGCAGGCTTGGCGTTGCCGCCACGGGTAGCGCCGGTGGAGTTCTCCGACGGACAGTTCGTAGGTCGCCCGCGCCTGCGTGACGTTGCAGGCGAGCTCGCCTGCCCAGCTGAGCGGAACGGGGTCGGCGACCGCTGCCATTGCGCACACGTCGTCGTCCAGGCCTGCGAGTACTGGCGCTCCGCAGGGGCAGAGTTTGAGTGTGGCTTTGCGGGCGTTGGCGATGATTCGGGCTTTGAGCCAGCCAGGTTGTTGGCGGCTAAAAGTTGTCACGATCTGTCACCCCCGCTCCGTCTTGGTCGACGGCCGGGTTTTGGTCTGGCTCGGTGCAGCCGAGGTGCACGGTTGCGCCACCGCTGGTGAGGACCGGGTCCATGCGTTCGCCGCAGTCGAGGCACCGCTGCTTCTCGGCTGGTTTTGGTTTGCGGTTGAAATGCTCCTGGGACGAGGTGACGTCGTCCCGATCTTGTTTGTGAAGGGGGCTGACCTCGTCCCCCTGAGGGGCCCTTAAGGGCCCCCCTCTGAGGGACGAAGTCGCCGGTACCCGTTCACCCGGTTCGGGGACGAGGTGGGACGAGGTCGGGGACGAGGTGGGGACGAGGTCGTTTGTGGTCTTTCCGGCGAGCTCATCGGCCTCCCGATAGACCGCGACGACCTTGTGGATGACGGCCCCACGAGCACCGTCAAATCGGGCAACATAGCCCTCGTCAACGAGTGCCGACAGCGCCGTATCGATGTTGATTGCTTTCCCCTCGACGCCCTTTCTGATTACGTTGCGTGACGATTCGCCGGTGGATTCGAGGAACCGGCTGACACGTTCCATGAGGATGGTGGGCCGGAATTTGGCCCGCTCGACACGTGCCTCGAGGTCGGTGTGTTCGGCATCCTCGGCCGCCTGGATCTCCCAGTCGATGCGCCCGTCGGCGTGTGAGGTGATGATGACTGTTGCGGCGTGCTGGGTGCGATCTGATGCCCGCCACGCCCCAGCCTGAGCGCGGACTCCAGCTGGCCGGTCTTTGGCGACGCGTAGCACGATGCGCCCGGTCTGCCCCGGTGCCAGCGGGGTGACGGGTTCACACACGAATGCGGCCCCGGAGATGGTGGCGAGCTTGGCTTGGGCCCCGATCGCAAACCGGCCTCTGCCTTCCTTGTCTTTGGAAACGTGGTCGATGGTGACGACGGCCGCCCCGGTGCGCTTTGCCAGCTGGTGGGGGAATGCGCGCATGAACGCGGACACTTCGTCGTTATCGACGGTCTTCGCTCCGAACACGACGAGCGCCTCGGTCAGCCCGTCGATCACGACCAAACTCCGCGGTGCCTCGAGTAGGGCGAGCCATCCGGGGTCGTCGGCTCGTGGCCTGGTTTCGGGTTGCACGTAGGTGAAGTGTTCGCGCAGCTGCTCGACGTTGATGCCGAGTGCTTGCAGGCGTTTGATGTAGGAGTGCGGGTCGGATTCGAAGTCGATGACCGCGACGTCGTGGCCCGTATTGATTTCTTCTGCGATCGCGATTTGGGAGACCCACGATTTGCCGGATTCGGATTCGCCGTAGATGGAGTGCACGAGGCACGGGTAGAGCAGGCTGTGCCCGTTCGACATCGTCATGATCGACGGCTTGGTGGGTTCGTAGTCGCCCGCGAGGAACGGGCCCAGGTCGACCGGTTGCCACGTCGTCGGCGCCGCGGCCGTCTCGACCTGGGCCTCGCCTTCGGTGCTGCTCGTGAGGTCGACGACGCTTTCAACTCGTGGTGCAGGGATCAACCCGACGAGCTCGGCGACCGCGTTGCTCGACAGGTGTTCGATGGTGGAGCAGCAATGCTTGTCGGCTTCCGCTGTTGCATTCCGGGCCACGAACGTTTCAGCGGTTTCGACTGCAGATGCCCATTCGTGGGCTGCTTCGCGCTCGCCGCCTGGGCGATCACCTGCGACCGCGGCACGGAACGCGCTACCGATCTGGCCCAGCGCATCGTCTGTGCCCTGGTGACCCTGGTCGCCGAGGCGCACGAGTGCGAGTGCCGCGGCGACTGCTGCGTCGTGGCGTGCCGCTCCTGAGCTCAGCGCGTCGAGGTGTTTGGCGAGCATGTTCTCGGTGGCCTGGCACATGTTGGTGGCGGTGATTCGCGCGTTGCCTGCCGGGTGGCTGAATCGCTCAGCGGGACGTGCTTGTTCTTTGGTTATGGCCCGGATCCAGGTCGCTGGGAGCTCGGGAAGTTCGTCGATGGACGGCAGGCTCATGTGGATGACGCCGCTGGCTTCATCGATCGCCCGATACGCCTGCTGTGTGTCTGGGTGGATTGATGGTGGGGCGACCATGTAGCGGTGCTCGAAGCGCAACACCTCGATGCCGGGCCAGCCGCCGCGGAACGTCGCCGAGTCGACTCCTGCCGGCAGCCGGTAGAGGCGAATCCCGGAGTGCGGGTCGGTGCGGCTGGTGATCCGCGTCGTTGGTGGTAGTTGGCCGTGGTCGCTTTCAAGGATCGCGAGCTGGCGAGCACCTGGCTTGTCGCCGTATGCGTCGACGTCGATGCCGACGCAGTTCTTGGGTAGGCGCACGGCGACGTTGCCTTCTGGCTGGTTGATGATCCAGTGCCCGACTTGTTGCCGGTCGGGGTCGTCGCCGTTGGCACCCGTGTAGCCGACGGGTGGGGACTTCTTCGCGTTCGGGGGCAGGGGAAGGGGCCACCATCCGGCCTGGACGAGTGGTGCCGCGGCTTGCGCGTATGGCCCTTCTCGTACCGGCTGCTCAGCGGTCATTGTCACGTAGCGCCCTTCCCCTGCTTGCCCGAATGTGAATGTGCGAACCGCGGTCGAGCTAGTTGCTCATTGCCGCGATCTTTTCTTCGGAGAACCCGAGCCCACGCAGCTGCGTGATCTGGGCTTCCGTGAGCGCCGTCCCTGCCTGTTGTGCTGGGACTTGCTGGGCCGGTGCAGCAACCTGGGCTGCAGCTGGTGGTGCCGCTGCGACGGTCGGCGCGACAGCAGGTGCGACCGCGTTGGCGACCTGGGCCGCAGCTGGTGGCACGTACTCGAAGGCGTACAGCTTCGGCGGGTTCATGCCTCGAGCGGACGCTTCACCGTCACCGGTGTAGGTGACTCGCACTCGGGCACCGGCCTCGAAGGTGCGCGCACCAGCTCGAGCAATCGCCTTGCGGGCCTCGGACAACATTGCGCCCTTGACGTACAGGCGGCGCATGCCGTCGTCGTCTACGCCGTTGCGCTGATCGGTTTGCAGTTCGAGGATGATCTGCATTTGCGGGTCACCGTTCTTGAAGAACTTTGGCTCACCTGTGGTGAAGTCGGTGACCTGCTTGGCTGATGCGCCGAGCACGGTCCCGGAATGGGTTTCTCCGACCCCGTCGAACTTCAACGCAGGGGTCCCGCCAGCGAGCAGGTCTTCAACTGTTGGTGCATTCATGGCATTCCTCCGAGGATGCGAAATTGGGTTAGTTGGTTGTGCCCACCAGGCCACCCACTGAGGTGACCTGGAGTCGGTAGTCCTCGCTGCCAGGGCACGAGGTGCGGGCATCGGTTGATGCCAGGTTGAAGAACGGGCAGTAGTTGCACCGGTCGTTCGTCGTCTTCAAATTCGGCAGGGCCTCAACATCGAGCAGCTTCACCGCGAGTTGGATGTCGTCGAGGCGTGCGATCGCGTCGGCTGCGAACTCTTTGTCGAACTCGACGGTGTGAATGACGGTGTCGCGCAGAGGCGCGTTACGTGGAACGAAGATGATGTTGATGGTTTTGACGTCGAAGCGTTCCCACCACATGCCCAAGCCGTAAATTTGCGCCTGGACGATGTACTTGGTGTCGACGCGCCCGCGTTTTGCTTCTTTCAGCGTCGTTGCGCCGACAACTTTCCAGTCGTTGACCGAGTCGTCGTCGGTGTCGTAGAAGTCAATCTTGCCGCCGAGTGTCTCGCCACCAGGTAGCGGCAACGCCATCTTCCGTTCGATCAGGAACCGCTCGCGCCCTAGTCGTTTATTCTCGGCTTCGAGCGCGCCTTCGAGCCAGGTGTGCGTCGCGGTGCCGATCGTTGGAAGCCAGCCATCGCGGTCGTCTTTGCCTTCGACACCGGCAAGCTTGTAGCCCAAACGTCGGTCGCATGGTGTGCCAACCTCGGACGGTCCGATGGCTTTCTGTTGTGAGCGTGGATGGTTCGCGATGTGGGCGCGAACTGCATCCAGTGGGCTAGTCATTCGTCTTCGCTGTGACGACGAAGCGCCGCGTCGTCGTGGTCGACTGGCAGGCCGCGACGGCCTCGGGATAGTTCTCTTTCAGCTTGGCCTGGTCGAGGCGTTTGCTCGAGGTGTGCCGCCACGTGACGGCGACGTCACCGTTGACGCGCAGGTCTTCGGCGTCGGCTTGCTCAAGACGGTGCTTGATGCGTTCGGTGACGACCTTCTCGGCGGCCGCGATCGCATCCTTCTGTTCGCGCAGCATGGTCAACGTCGCAATGTCGTCGGCCATGTCGTCGGCGTCAACGGTGGGATGTTCGCTCATTTACATGACTCCTTGGATTGGCAACGTGAGTTCGGTTCCGTGTTCGGGGTTGATCGCCTCGGGGCGTTTGCGTGGTGCCCGGGTCTTGTGTGCGGTGCCCGGGTCTTGTGTGCGGTGCCGGTTTTCGCGAGGGCTTGGCGCACCGCGTACGGGCTGGTCACGGTGCAGTGGTCTGCGGGGACTTCACCGATAAAGCCGTCGCGCAGCTGCACACGCATCCAGCCTTTGTTGCCGTTCAGAACGACGCCGATCTCTTTGACGTAGAACCGTGGATGCCCTTTGTGGCTCGGCTTGATTCGGACGACGCGGGCGCCGTCTGGTGGCCAGATGTCGCGGGCCATCAGTAGCCCGCCTCTTTGAGTAGGGCGAGCCAGGTCGCGGGGCGCATCACGATGTATCCGTCTTCGGCATGGGCCTTGCCGACGGACTTGGCCCACACGGCACCGGTGGCCGCGCCGTCGTTGACCATTTCGACGTCGAGCTCGCGCAACCAACCGGGAATGTTCGCCTTGGCGGTGGCTTTGGCTTCGATGACGACGCCGATG